ACGCAGGTTCATTGCAAACAAGAATTGGTTCAAGCGCGACAGCGTGGAATGCTTGGAAAGCCATCCATGTAGCAGGAAATAATTTAACGGCAGGCACTATCTCTAGTGGTGCTATTACAAGTACAGGAAATATAACAACAACTGGCTCAGCTATCACCGTAGACCCTGCATCTGGCGATGCAATCTTGTCTTTACAGGGAGCATCAGGGGGGCAGACTTTAAGGATTGACCAAAACAGCATCAGAAGCAGTACAAACTCACCTATTAGCTTTTTAACAAACAGCCAACTGTCATTTAGATTAAACACTGATAGAAGTGTAGAAGTTACTAATGGCGATTTTAAAATTGGCGGCACTACAGTAATATCCGCTAGTAGAAATATAACTATGGGGTCTAGTTTAACTGTCGCGGCTGATGGTGGTAGTAACTACACATCAAACCACATTAGATTTATGTCGCACAATACTGCGCGTGGTGCAGGTCACTTCTTAATGGACGATGCAGGTGCTAACACTTGGTACACAGGCACAGCTTATTCTGATGCCTTTAATAACTGGGGAGTTCATTATAAGGCGGCTAATGAAGACGAAGAAACTGCACATACTCAGCGCAGAGTTTTCAGCGTATCTAAAGTCGGTAATGCCGTTTTTTCAGGCACGATAAATAGTGGAGCTATTACTTCTAGTGGCGATATAAAAACAAGCGGTACTGCTTTAGGCGTAACTCAGACTGATGGTGATTACTTAGCCAAACTTTATCAAGCGGGTGCAGATGGAATATTAGAGTTATTTACAGGGCAAGCAACACCTCTTTCAAGAATAAAATTACATTCCTATTCTACTAGTTACATTAATCCTGCTTCTGGTGGTCTTGGATTAGGAGTTACAACCGTTGGTTCAGGTCAAAAACTCAATGTTGGCGGTGGCATAGGAATATCTGGCACCACAGTAATAGATGCCAGTAGAAACCTGATAAATTTGGCTAACATAACGCAAACTTCTGGTTTTTCAATTTACCTAGGAACTAAGACTCGTCTAAGTTCAGACAATAACGGTGAGGTTGGCCTAAATTACGGCACTACTTCAGGTACGGCATCAACTAGTCTTGCGATTTATAACAACACTACAAAAACAATAAGTTTAAATAGAAATGGCACAATCACTAGTGGGGCTATTACTACTATAGGCAGTTTCCTTGTCGGGACGCGCGGCAAGATGGGTCAGGCTAACAACGACCTCTTTATTTGCTCAACTACCTCTCAGCACTCAGGTTTACAATTTGCTAACGGTGCAATCCATCCTACAAATAATACAGGCGCACCATCTGATTCTGCTCAGATAGATTTGGGGTCAAGTAGTTATCGGTTTAGCGATATCTATGCTCGCAACGCCACTATTCTCACTTCTGATAGAAACGAAAAACAAGATATTGAGGTTTTATCAGCCGCAGAACAGCGCGTAGCAGTGGCGGCTAAAGGTCTCCTACGGAAATTTAGGTGGAAAGATGCGGTTTCAGAAAAGGGTGATGGTGCGCGGATTCACTTTGGTATTATTGCTCAAGATTTACAGGCCGCGTTTGTTGCCGAAGGGTTGGATGCAGGACGATATGGAATGTTTACAAGCAACACTTGGGACGAGGATGGTGTAGATAAAACTAGAATGGGTGTTCGATACAGTGAATTACTCGCATTTATAATTTCAGCAATTTAACTTAACTATCTCTAAAGGAGATTTAACATGGCTATAACTAAAACCGAAGTACTACAAAGATGTGAAACATACCCCGCGCAAGATTCAACAGCGGCATCAAGCACCAACGAAGGTAATCCAACCTTGATGGTTGTGGTGGAAATTACTTTTGATGACACTGGCGATGCGGAATTGCCTGCAATAAGTAATCATGTGACTCACTTGTCGCGTTATGATGCAAGCGGAGACCCCACTGTAATCAGCGGTCAACTACCTTTAGTGCAAGCTATTTGTGGCGCAGTTTGGGCTTAACAATAAATGCGTTTATTTTTTAAATGTTTCTTATTGTTTGTTTTTTGTTCTTTATGTACAGCGCAAGAAACAGAACCTATGGGCGATACCGATTCTGACAACAATCAGGATGGTTCGCTCAACACTAATACTGTAGGTTCGGTTGTAAGCAGTAACAACAATAGTAAAGATGACAGCATAACGAATACATACAATGGTGCAGGGTCGTCCGGTGATATGCCGGTAGGTTCTGCTATCGCCCCTAGTTATATGTCTAACGGTATGGAAACATGCTTGCAAGGTTCAGGCGGCTCTATCCAAACAGGAATTATAGGCGTCACGAAGGGGTCGTATAAAGCTGATGTTGACTGTAACCGCAGGAGAGACGCTAAATTGCTTTCTGACTTAGGAATGAAGGTAGCGGCAATAGCAAGAATGTGCGAGGATACAAAGGTTTGGCGATCTCTATTCATATCTGCAACGCCATGCCCTGTATTATCAGGAGGGAGGTTAGTAGTTGGCAAAAGGGCTTTCCTTTTAATGAAGATGCAACCTAGTCTGTATATACCAGATTACGGTGAGGTGCATATGGCAACACATGCCATAATAACCAAACGACCTGCATATCCAAAATACACAAAAACTCAAGAATGGTACAACGCAATTTTAAGTATAGGTGCAGATGATGAGCAAGAAAATGAAAATGTTTCTGATGAGTCTGTTTCTGACCAGTTCCGCAGTTCAAGCAACTGAGTTAGACACGTTAATCGCAAGCAGTGCGGCTATCATAGATCAAATAAACACTGGCATTTTAATGACAGGTGCGGCTATGGCCTACTCTAATACTGGCACTGGAATTAGTGAAGGGCAATTAGCAGGTACGGCATATATAACCACAGAACAAGTCAACGCTTACAATCAGGCTTTATCAGGCATGGTAAATTACTTGCCGTATGGAAGCGCCCAAGAGTATTTGGAAGATCAAGCTGATGCAGAACTTGAGCTTATGGAGGCGGCTATTGATGATTTTACATCCGTAGTAGTCGATATGCTTGCAGTTCAAGAGGTTGCTGAATTAGCGTCTGAAGCGTCAACTCCAGATGAAGAGGCGGCAGTTCAAGAATATGTGACTAACAATACAGACGCTTTAACGATAGATCAAAGCGATGCAGATACATACAATCAAAGCCTTGATGACATAGAATCTCACGCGAATGCCGCAGGAGCTTTCTTAGGTGTTGCCGCAAACTCTGACGCGGTGGCTTTCTTGGATCAAGGGGCGATGGACAATAACACCCGAATCGAAACAAACACTCTTTCTTATAGCGCATCTACTCAAGCCGTTAGCCTTGCTTGGACTACTGGAAACCCTGCTACTAGCGTGTATGTCAACGGCTCAGATGCCTTTAATATTAATCTGTATATGTCTAACCAAGACATTTTAACGGCAGGAGCAAGCAGTGAGCTCTACCTTACTGGCCCAACGTATTTAGGGTATGAATGTTTTATGACTCAGCTTAACTGTGAGGAAACAGGAGGATGAGCCTAGCAGAAACAGAATTAACTATTGGCGGCACGAGCTTTAAAGGAGTATATATTGCAATACTTCTTAGCCTTGCAACAACATTAGGCGGTGGCGTATGGACTGCAAGCTCATTGTATAGCCGCCTAGAAACGGTTGAGGCTGTAGTAGTCCCTAATATCAGCCCTATAGAAGAGCAGATGCTACTAGTTGAACAGGAATTAACTGCAAGTATCTTGCTAATCAAACAAGAATTAAAAGATAACGATGTTTCACAGCTTCAAGGTAAATTAGCGACATTAGGCGTAAACCTAATTACCATTATGGAACAGCAAGAAAAGCTACTTTTAATTGACGATAATGTTGACGATTTAGAAAAAGACATTGAAACCATGAAAGCCACAGTTGCTAAAGCTGAATTAATGACAAAATCAATGCAAGAGTTACGGTCAAAAATGAACGTGATTGCTAGAGAAATTGATGATTTATGGAAAGGCATGGACTACATTAGCAATCCTTTAAAATAATAAGCTATAATGAACATTCACAAACTTAGGAGTGTTTAAAATGGGCGATAAAAAAGCAACACCGATATCAATAAACGATAAAGATTATATCTTTGAAGAGCTAACACCAGAACAGCAGACTATGATTAATCACGTAAGAGTAGCAGATCAGACCTTAGCGCAAGCAAAATTTGATGTTGATCACGCTCAAGTAGCTAGAGATGCATTTATGCAAATGCTAACTTTACAGCTAGAATCCGACGTTCTAGTTGACGAGATAAACTAATGGCTACAGTCAAAGAAGCGTTATTAAGACTTGAAGCCCACGAAAGGGAATGCGTTGTGCGTCTAGAGTCTATTGATGACAAGTTTAAAAGCATAGAAAAACGCCTTGATGAGGGTACAGCTAGATTTAAAAAGTCTGAAATGATGCTGTGGGGTATTTACCCCCTCATTATAGGGCTGTTTTTAATAGATAGGCTATAAAATGTTAGAAGCACTGATTGCACCTGTAGCCAGTTTACTGGATAAATTTATACCTGATGCCGACACTAAACAAAAGATTGCGCATGAAATTGCAACTATGTCAGACCGCTACGCGCAGGAACTCGCAGTCGCTCAGATTAAGCTCAACACCGCAGAAGCCAAAGGAAGCGCATTCCAAAGAAACTGGCGACCCGCCACAGGATGGGTCTGCGTCCTTGCCCTTGGAGTCAACTACTTAATATCACCGTTAGCCGCAGGTGCAGGAATAGATATTCCTCAAGCAGACGGTGGCACGCTTATGCCAATTTTAATGGGTCTTTTAGGTCTTGGCGGCATGAGAAGCTTTGAGAAAAAGAATCAAATACAAGGAAAATAATCATGGATAAAACACCAAATAAAATAGAAGAAAAAAAGAACTTTTTTAGGCCGAAAGAATTAGCCTGTAAATGCGGTTGCGGGACAAGCGGGTTTGATTTAGACTTTTTAGCAACCTTAAATACAATAAGAGAAGAGTGTGGGTTTAGCTTTCCACTATCATCAGCATACAGGTGTCCTCAACACCCTATAGAAGCGCGTAAAAAATCGCCAGGATCGCATTTCTCAGGAAAGGCTGTAGATGTGTTATGCAATGGAGAAAAGGCTTTAGAAGTAATTAGGGTAGCTCAAAAGCATGGTATAAAAAGAATTGGCGTTCAGCAAAAAGGTGGAGGCAGGTTTATCCATTTAGACGGCTGTACAGAAGATGAAGGTTTTACAGTTCCGGCATTTTGGTCATATTAAAATAATCAGTGATTCTGCCCCTTTAATCAGGGGCTTTTTTTTGTCTCCAGTAAAATAATAAACTAAAAGGTTTACTTTTGCATAAAAAAGGCGCTTAATGAAACCTCAATCAACGAAAAAAGGGCTTTACCATGAAACAGCAAACAATCACTTCAGCATTATTCATCAACTGGGATAGAAGCGAGTTAAACGATTATTACTGGGCTATTTTGGCTAACGACACGCTAACAGCTTCACAGCTTAAAATTGTATCTATTATTGACGGCATACTTTTTTCAGGAGTAGCGAAATGATCAAATTACACAAAGACACCTCAGATGAGATAGCAGAACTTATCAATAGCATCGAGGTTGTAAATGACGAAAAAAATCATCTTTCTATTCAGGCTAATTATAAGTGGGATCTGATGAATCTTGAGCAGAAAAAAAAGAACAATTTACAGCGCGAAAACTTGACGAGGGAATACAACACACTGCTCATTAAACTCTATGACCGTTTTGGTATTGAATTACCTTTGTATAGGTTTATTGATCGAGTCGATAATGTAATGAAACTTGAGAAAGCTATTTAATCAACCGCCCCTTCGGGGGCAAATAAGGGGAACGTATGTATTTACATAATGATTTTAAAAAACACGTTGTTGATCCTATTTTAAATCTTAAAGATTTGGATGAAATGACTGACCATGAGCGGGGGGAGTATGACGCAATTCACGGTCACGATGTAAAAGATAATGAATCACCCGATTATTACAGCGGTTATGATTCTGAATATTTTGCAGGGTCAAGCGATGAAGAGCGGGGATCAATAGATTGCAAATTAGGATTCCCACATAAGGCGGGTCAATCATTAAAATATGATGTTGGCTACGCAGAACAGTATGAAAAAGACGAAGCCGCAGGAGGCAGATCAAATGACTCTATCTAAAGATGTATGGGAAACATTATCAAAAATTGATGTAACAGATCACGTTGAGCTTAAAGGAAAACTTACTTATCTATCTTGGGCTTGGGCTTATGGGATTATGATGAAACATTATCCTGATCTCCATTATAGCTTTGAAGAAGATCGATGTGAGGAAACAAGCACAGTAGAGATTAGCTGTACTGTTCACATTCATACAGGCTCAGATCGGGATCAAGTCATGATGCGTCATATGTGGTTGCCTTGCATGGATAACAAAAATGCCGCGATGGTCAACCCTGATAAATGGGCAATTAACAAATGCAAAATGAGATGTCTCGTTAAATGTTTTTCCATGTTTGGTTTAGGGCATTACATTTATGCAGGTGAAGACTTGCCAGAAGAGCCAGCTGAATTACCTCGCATTAGCGGTATGCAATTATCAGTTATTGAGGCTTATCTTATTTCTACTGGCGTCAGTGAAGAACGGTTTTGTCAGAAGTATGCGGTCAATAAGGTGGAAGAGTTAAAAGCACTACAATATGACCGCGCAGTGGCGGCTCTTGAGGCTAAAAGTAAAGTAGCTGTAACGGCTGATTATGTTGTTACTGAAGCCGGACTAGAGATTGCAGGGAAATGATTATACTGGGTATGGAACAGGGGACTCCTGAATGGCATGCTATGAGAAACGGCAAGCCTTCAGCGAGTTGCTTTAACCGCCTTATAACTAACGCAGGGAAACCGTCTACTCAGAACATAAATTATATCAATGAGTTGACGGCTGAATTACTAACTGGAAAGTCTCAGCCGTTTTATAAAAACGAACACATGGCAAGAGGTAATGAGCTTGAGCCTGAAGCAAGAGATGAGTATGAATTTATAACCGATAACGAAGTAATAGAAGTCGGGTTTGTAGTAGATAAAAAGTTTGAGTATGGTTGCTCTCCAGATGGATTAATAGGCACACAAGGCGGTTTGGAGATCAAATGCCCTGCTCAAAATACAATGGTCAAATATCAGCTAAATGATCAAGAGTTAGTTAAGGCTTATCATCAGCAGGTGCAGGGCTGTATGTATTTAACAGGAGCAATATGGTGGGACGTATTTGCATTCCATCCTGATATGGCTCACGTCTTAGTTAGAGTTAAACGAGATGATGAGTTTATTAAAAAACTAGCTGTAGAAATCGATGCGGCTGTAAACGCAATAAAAACCAATCTGGAGTTATTATCATGAAAGTAGGAATCTCAGTAAGAATCGATGTTACAAAAATAGACAAGTCACGTTTGTATAAGGGCGCGAAAGGGGTTTATCTTGATCTGACAACTTTTATCGACACTGAAACGCAAGATCAGTATGAGAATAACGGATTTATATCTCAATCGATGACGGAAGAAGAGCGTCAATCTAACGCAGAGAAAACGCCAATATTAGGTAATTGTAAGGTAATTTATACTGACGGTGGAGCTAAAGCCGCACCTAAAGCGATTACCCCTCCTGCAATGAGTATGGAAGAGCTTGAGGATGATATTCCGTTCTAGCTAAAAACCCCCCCTCGCGGGGGGGAAACCATAGGAGGTTTGCGGATCGGGGAACCCGCTCAATCAATATATCACAAGGCTAATACAATGGATATGATAGACGCAGGAAAATGCTTGAAAAAAGCGCAAGCCAGTGTTGGAATGACAAGCCGTGACTTGGCTAACCTTACTAACACTTCCCCTCAACAAATTATAAGGTGGAAAGCTAATAAAAATATGAAGCTCCATGCAATACAGGTTCTTTCAAGAGCTTTAGGTATTACCGTTAATGACTTCATCGGATTTGAGTATAAGTAATCTTATTGGTTTACTTTTTAATAGAATTGAAGTTTAATTGTTACAGTGTTTGGGCTTTAGCAGTTGTGAATTGACACAACCCCGAAAGGGTGGCGAACTCCTTAGAAAATGCCATAGACGCGGTTGACCCTCCGCACAGAGCCTCACAATTTAATCGGTTTTAAGTTGTGAATAGTTTGGATATACGATACAGACACGAATTAACCGCAGAGTCGTTTTGCCCTCTGATCTTAAATTTACAGCTTTTTGTTGTAAAAGGGTTATATGGTCTTTAAGAAAACATTATTAAAAAAACTTTATTCACTCAAATAGGCGAGGTTTGCCGAGCCATAGGAAGCTATTATGAATGATAAAACATTGTTTATGTTGTGCAGAGAGTCTTTTGATTACGTGGAAGGCAATCTAATCTGGAAAGTAATTAAGAGTAGGGTTCGTATTGGACAGATAGCCGGTTCTATCAGCGGTAGGGGTTATGTAAATATAAAGCTAAATCAGAAGGCTTATCTAGCTCATAGGCTAGTGTACCTTTGGCATCATGGATATTTACCGGCTGTTTTAGATCATATTAACGGTGATCCTCGTGACAATAGGATTGAGAATTTAAGAGCCGCAACACCTAGTCAGAATCAACACAATCGAAGCCTAAACCGCAACAATACCTCTGGATATAAGGGTGTATGTTGGAACAAGGGAAGTATGAAGTGGCAAGCTAAAGTAAAGAAAAATAATGTCTATAAACATCTTGGATTTTTCGATGATATTTTAGATGCCGCAAAGGTTGTGGCTGATTATAGAATCAAAATGCATGGTGAGTTTGCAAAACATCAATAGGGGAAAAAAATGAAACTTTGTACACAAGAAGATTGGTTTCCACCAGAGGATCTGATAAGTAAGTGGAAGTCAGCATATCCTAAGGTAGACGTCGAGCAAGAATTAAAGAAGATGGATACTTGGTGCGAATCTAATCCGACTAAAAGAAAAACACCCAAGGGCATCACTAAGTTCTGCAATTCATGGTTAGGCCGGTGTCAAGACACAGGGGGCGCGTCTCCGTTTGCTTCCGCTAGACCTAAATTAATAAATGGAGAGATGCGGTTGCGAGATATTCCTGTAGATGCAAAATTAACAGACGTTTCTTGGCTTGAAGATCCTGAAGAAAAGGCGATGATGATTGAATATTATTTGAAGTTACGCGGTCACTATTTTGACGGAAAGGATCTTAGATATGCCAGCAACTAATAAGCCTAGATGGGTTGTTTTTAAAGGCAGACATCCTTATTTTGAAGATGGAGTTCCATATACATATGCCATGTACAGCGATTGGACGATTGAAAACAACGAAGACGGAGGCGTTATTCGATCAACCATGAAAGGAAGGTTAGGGGCGGCTTATTACTGTGAACCTAAACACTTAATGAGTGTTAAGACGTTTAAAGAAAAAGCTAAAAAAAGAGCTTTATCTGGATTTTGTAAGAAAAAAGACGACAATAAAATCATTGAAATAAAACCTGAATCTTTATCTAGTCAATGGTTGAGGAAAAAACTATGACGGAGGGGGATTACGTTTACATACAGTCTAAAGAGGACATTCAGAAACGTCTCCCCTCCCTTTTAAAGAGGTTTGAAGAGTGGGATTACTCAAACCCCTTGGCGGTTCGGTTAGAGCAGTATCAGAACCCTAGAAGCCTAAGTCAAAACAAACTATTCCATGCTTGGTGTGATCAGATGGAACGGCATTTTATAAAGAAAATCCCTACTGCAACCTCTGAGAATTTAAAGATGATGATGAAACAGCGTTTTCTCGGAACGTATGATATCAACATAGGAAAGACAACAATAAAAGAACAGGTTAAAGCTACTAGCAAGCTCAAAAAAGGCGAAATGGTTAATTTTATGGATCAAGTGTATCATTGGGCTAGAGATAATGGGGTTTTGTTAAGCGTTCCAGAGCATAGCGAATACCAACGGTTAAAACAAAAACAGGATAGATAGCATGTCTAAAATTGACCCGAATGTTTTGATAGAATATGCAAAATCAGAAAGACAAAAACAAATTATTGGCGCGGTTATCGAGTGCGGAACGCGCAAAAAAGCGGCTCAAAAACTTTCGATTCATACAACTAGCGTAGATCGGGCGATGACTAGGGTAGAAGCGTATGCCGCTAAACAAGGAATAGCGCCTCACAGAGATTTAACACACCAAACCGCAGAAGGGTTTGAGGCTAAAAGAATATCGACAGCTTACAAAGAAGACGGCACAGTTGCTATTCAGTGGGTAATTCAAGAGCCTGAAAAAAAGAGTTTGCAGGAAAAGCTCAACATGATGATCGAAGGGGTTAAAGACGATCTCAAAGGCTTTAAGAAGCCAATGAAAGAGCCTGCAGGAGTCGATGCTGATTACCTTTCTATGTATGTAATGGGCGATCATCATTTTGGAATGCTAGCCGATGCAACTACCAAGCTTGATGATGACGATTGGGACGTAAAGATTGCAACGCAAGTGTTAATAGATGCAACAAACCGCCTCGCTCTTAGAGTGGGTAATTCTGAGATAGGGGTATTGCTAAACGTAGGTGACTTTTTCCATGCAGATTCAAGCAAAAATGAAACAACTGCCGGAACAAGGGTTGACGTTGATACTAGGATAGGCAAGACGTTTAAGTTAGCAGGAAGGTTGTTCGCCATGCTAATAGAGAGAATGCTACAGACACATCAAAAAGTGATAGTGATTAACGCTAGAGGCAATCATGATTCAGATATGGCTTGTCATTTATCTAGCTCTCTGGAATTGCTGTACAGCAACGAGCCAAGAGTAGAAGTTTTAGAGAATTATTCAAAATTCATACATTTACAATGGCACAACAACCTTTTTGTTTTCCACCACGGAGACAGAATAAAGCACGAACAGATTTTACAGGCTGTTATTAAGAATCTTGATGAGCAGTGGAGTGAGTCTAAAAACAGATATTGTCACCTTGGGCATATACATCATCATACGGCAAGAGAGGTAGGCTCTATGCATTTTGAGCACTGGGGTTCTCTAACTGGTACGGATCAGTGGCATTCCGATTCAGGGTACGGAGCAGAGCGTTCTATGACCGCCCTAATTTATCATAAAGATCACGGTGAAGACTCAAGAGTTAAAATCACTATCGGAGGTCTGAGTGAGTAATGTTATCAAATTTCCAAAAGATGGTGTCAAACTGGAAAGGCTCTACTGTGAAGAATGCTCTAGTCCACTGCAGTATTGGTATTGCCGCGACGATGATATTAGTTATGGTCTTTGTAGTAGCTGTGATTTACATCATCCTGATGAAGTCACATTATCTAATCACGAAATACATTAATGGCCTTGATTAAAAGGTCGTAAGGGGTTTTTAATGGCAAAGCGTAAACTACGCACAGTTGCTCAAGAAGTAGATATGGCCGCCAAACTTCTACAACGCTATGTAAGGCTAAAAGCATCCGATGACAACGGTTATTGCCAGTGCGTTAGTTGCGGAAGGGTAGCACATTACGCGAAGATGGATGGTGGGCATTATTATAGCCGTAGGCATATCAGGTTGAAATGTTTTGAAGAGAACGTGCATCCCCAGTGCAAGCGGTGCAATATGCTGATGAACGACCCTGTTATCAATGACGCGTACAAGGAATTTATGGTTGATATGTATGGCGAAAGAAGAGTAAAGGCCATGAAAAAAATAACTTATTTGCCGCCTAAGAAGTTTAACAGGGATGAAGTGATCGAGTTTCAGCGCAATTTGAAGGCTAGAATCAAGCAAGAAGAGCACAGGGTAGGTGAAATTTAAGTTATTTTGTCAGATAGTAAACTAAAAGGTTTACTTTAAGGAATAAAAGGCGCTTAATTGTATCTCAATCAAAAAAACAAAGGGCTACCCCATGAACATCATTAAACACATTACTCACAGAATCGAAGAAACTCGCAAGCATAATAAAGTTCCTTGCAAAAACTATGCTACCGAAGAAGCCGCAGAAAAAGCAGTTGCAAAAATCGCGGTAATTGTAGGTCAACACCACGATACTAGGGCGGCAGACTATGTTGTTTTTTACAATGAATCGTGGGGTCGTTGGGTTGCCGCTATCTCTTTAAATGAATTAATACAACGCCATGATTCTTGCGGAGGCTATGTTGGGTTTGCCGCAGATTCGGGATTTTACTGCTTCTAATCTAATCGCCCCTTCGGGGGCATATCAAAAAACTAAGGGGAAACACATGAAAGAATTTAATGGACACAGAAGTTGGAACGCATGGAACGTATCACTCTGGTTATCAACTGATGAAGATTTATACAACGCTTGGAACTGGATGCCTGAACACTTCTCGCTGAAAAAAGCCGTAAGCACGTTGTTATTTGTCTTACCCGCAAAAACTCCAGATGGTGCGGTATATAATCGATTGAGCGTTAAACTAGCCATAGAATTATACTTTGTAGGGGTGCAGTCATGAGAATTAACGAATGTTATTTAAGCGAAAGCAGGGCGCGTAAAGCACAATCTGAAAAGCGTACGCAAAACCGCACTGATTGGATTTTAGTAAGCGTTGCCGTAGTGTTGTATTTTGTCGTTAGCAACATGAGTTATAACGATTGTTTGATTAGGGGGATATGCTAATGTTACTTTATACGCGAGGCATGCAGGATTTTAAAGAGTTTATGATTGAGCATATGTTGCCTGAGATTTATCACAATTATCGCAAGTGGGAAGGTGATTTAATTGATTTAAAAGATTATGACAAAGATGAGATCACTTATGCTTGGTTGCAGACGATGCCTAGTTGGGTAGACGATGTTGTCCCTGCTATGATCCATGATTCTGCAAAGTTTATTGAAGATATTTATTTCGATAGAACAAGCAATACAGCGTCTAAATACAGAGACGCTATTTATTTATATCTTGAGTGTGATTTGCGACAGTTAATTCAGGAGATACACGACAATGAATACAATATACAGCCTGAACCTTTTGCTGGCTATTTGGGGGGTGAATGACATGATTGACATTATGATTGGATTTATAGCCGTTGTATTAATAATTGTGTTTATATATGGGGGGTATTTGTTGCATGAGGATTCAGTGCTTTTAACTCCAGAAGAATTAGAATCCGACAGTCAAAGCAGATACGACAAAAAGAAACTACTGCCTGAAACTTGGACAGACAAAGAGCGTTTTGAGGGTAGAGAATATCATATAGATGGTTTTGTTTGGACAGAAGAATTAGAATCCGACAGTCAAAGCAGAGAACATCATATAGCGCTAACAAACAAATGTCGTTTAACTCCAGAAGAATTAGAATCGGTACAAAGGTCGAACTGGGAGCGTCTTAAAAAAGAACATCCCGCCATACTTAAAGAAAAAGATTAAGGCCAAGGCTATCTTTTGCCTTTTGAGCCAGACTAGTCCACTGGTGGTCGCAACGGACTATTAATTTTTGTTATATATTGTATGTTGTTTTTGCATTCGCAGATAACCTAAAAGCTCTATATTATGCCGCCTCTAATTAACCAAGAGGCCATGATGATTTTATATATGATTATTTTTGTAGTAGCAGGGTTGTTTGCTGTTGCTGTCGATGACCTGACATAGTTTACATTTACGTTAAAAACCCGCTACAATAACCTTCCGCTAACAACAGCAGGGGGCGTCTAATGAAACAACTTCAAATATCTACATACATAGAAGATTGCTTGGATTGGCATCTAGATGAATTGTTGCTTGAGTTCGACGGCATTATAGAATCAATTATTTATGGTGACGCGCCTAGCAATATGGCTAAGAATGAGCTTGAGCTATGGAGGCACAAAGTTATTATAAAACTTGATGAAATCGCTGACGATGCTTCAGCTCAACTTGAGGCAAAACTACGCATAGAAGAAACAATAATCAATAACACTTTTGGAACCGAATCATGAATTTGATAATCAAATATATTAAAACAGGGGATTTGATTCCTTATGAAAATAACTCTAGAACACATAGTAACGCGCAAGTAGATCAGGTAGCCGCAAGCATAGAAGAGTTTGGTTTTACAAACCCTATCTTGATAGATCATGATAACGGTGTAATAGCGGGTCACGGCAGGCTTTTAGCGGCTGAATTGTTAGAGCTAGATGAAGTTCCAACTATCATGCTCAAAAACCTTACAGACGATCAGAAAAAAGCCTACGTAATAGCAGATAACAAAATTGCTTTAAACTCAGGTTGGGATGACGCGCTATTAAAGTTAGAGCTTGATGCTTTACTGGAAGTTGACTTTGATCTTGACCTTTTAGGATGGGACATTTTACCTTCGTTTGAAGAAGAGATTGATTATTCTGTGTTAAATGATGAAACCTCAGTGGATGCAAGCATCACGCAAGAAGTGCAGGATATGTCTACTGCGGTAAAACGCGCCATAATGATTGAGTTCGAGAATGATCATTATGAAGAAGCTAGAGAATTAGTTGATTATTGGAGAAAAGCCGGTGCTGATGTAGGATATATGTTGCTATGTTATTTAAAGGCTGAAAAGTCTAAGCAAGATAATCTATGAAGGTAACAGAAAAAACCAAAAATAATACAATATTTGACATCACGTCTTTAAGTAGAAATGATGTTAAGTGGGAAGATTACCTTTACAAGCAAACCCCTGTAGAAAAGATAGGAGGCATATATTTTAAAAGAGAAGACAAATTTGCCCCCTTAGGATATGGCTCTATAAACGGAGCTAAGTTACGTCAATGTATTTGGCTAGTGAACGATTGGGTAAAGACTAAAGGCATAAGAGGGGTCGTTTCAGGGTCGGTAGTCGGGTCTCCGCAGCACCCTTTTATCGCGTCTATCTGCAAACATTTTAAAATTGGCTGTTTAATAGCAACTGGTTCTAAGAATTATCAAGATCACTTAAACATGGCAATGGCTGAAGAGCTAGGCGCAAAGTTTCATATTGCTAAAATAGGTTACGCCAAAGCGTTGCAAAGTATCTCATTTAAGCTATCTGAGAGACTGCATAACCATGAAGTGCTTGAAACGAATATAACCGTAGACGAAAGGCTAAATCCTCCGTCTAGGATAGAGGCATTTCACCGCATCGGTGCTGAACAGGTTAAGAATATACCTGACGATGTTGAGACAATCATTATTCCATGCGGAAGCTGTAATTCAGTAGTGTCTATATTGTACGGTGTAGGCCTGTTTAAGCCAAAATCATTAAAGAACATAGTCTTGATGGGGATAGGCAATAACGGCAGTAACAACCTCGATTACATACCTAGAAGGTTAAGCATTATTAGCGCGGTTAAGAAGCTCAAACTAACTGAGCTTTTTAGGTTTGATAATGAGTCAGGTAAATACAACATATTTCACTATAATTTGAACGGTTCAGGTTATTGTAGTTATTCTGATTTGATGCCTTACAATCACTCTGGCTTAGAGTTTCATCCAAGATATGAGGGGAAATGCATGAATTATATTAACGATAACAAAGAAATGTTTTCTCATTTTTGGACAGAAAAAACATTGTTTTGGGTTGTGGGGAATGAACCTACATGGGTTTAAGCGAACAAAAAACCGGCAGATATTGTAATATTCACGGCAAAAAAGAGGTTTCAAACCTTACTAGCGGTATGGATTTTAGGTTGCCGGAGTATCGCAGAGAGGTATTCTTGCGGTTTTATGAATTTAGCCTTAAATATAACGCTCATGCCGGAGCAGTATATTATGCATTTGAATACCTATTTGAACACCTAAAGCTAACGCAAGAAGAGAAACTTTGGTTTACATACATCAACGGTTGCTCTCAGAACGTCATAACCACTTATATGATATTCAAAGAATTTCCATCTTTAGCTGATCTAGATATGCCTAAATTAAGGAAATGGTTTAGGCTAAATTACAAAAGAATAGGGTGGGATACAGACAGGAGATACCATAAAAACGTATTTGAGGATTGCGTACAGAACTATAAAGACAATCTAAATGGGCGCACTCAGGTAGAAATGTTTGATTCGTTAGCTAATACTGATGATAAATACATCAACTTTGAAAGGGTCTGGGATTACGTTAAAACCAATTTTTACACGTTTGGACGGCTATCAACATTCTCATATTTAGAGTATTTGCGTATAGCGGGAGTCAATCTTGACTGCAATAGCCTGTTTATTGATGACATATCAGGCAGTAAATCGCATCGGAATGGTCTGTGCAAGGTACTAGGCAGGGATGATTTAGATTGGAAGAAGCAAGATTTAAAATATGCGCCTAACACCCTTGAATGGCTTACTTTTGAGGCTAAATCTTTATTACAAGACGCTAAAGAGAGAATTAATCACAAAGATGTGTCATATTTTACCCTTGAAACGACACTTTGCTGTTATAAAGGGTGGCATAGACCTAATAGGCGCTATCCTAATGTATACAACGATATGTTTAGAGATAGAATTTTAGTCGCAGAAAGAAACTGGAATAAGAAGCTCCCTATATTTTGGGAATGCCGTAAAGCCTGTTTACCGTCTTATCTGCGCATAGAAGACAACCCTGAAGACTGCGGTTTAAAGCCTGAAAAACAGAATCATTATAGGAATTATGGGGAAGTGATTATGATGGATTTAGATTACGATTGTTTTACAAATAGTTACTCGAAAGCATGAATATATTGTTGATAGGCGCGTGTGGTTCAGGCAAAACGTGGGTTATGAAAAGCCTCATTAAAGAACACAAGCTAAATACCCCCGCAAAGGTAGGGATGATTAAGTTTAGGACTAACAAAACTATATCAGTGCTAGGCGTATATGACGGAACGGTATTTGAGGGCAGTGACAAACTTTCTATGGCTGTGATGCGTGATTGTCAGATGTGGGAAGACGTTAGGAAAGAGCATAAAATGATAGGCGTTTGTGAGGGGGATAGGTTTACAAACAAAACTTTTATCGACACCTGCAAACCTTATATCATAAGAATCACTGATGACGGTCAAGAAGGCAGAGAGAAACGCCAATCTAGTCAGTCTGAAAGGCACATAAAAGCAATACAAACTAGAGTCAATAACATAACGCCAGATATAGAAGTTGCTAACAGCAAAGAGGCGCTTGAAGGAATACAAAGGATTATAACGTGGAAACAATAGATCTAGTCAAGGTTGAGCACAGCCGAAAGATAGGAGAGGTGTGTGAATTCATAGAGCCGAATGTCACTAAATCTTGCTATTTAAGAGACGGAGATGAAATAGTTGGGGTGTATTTAGAGGATGCTTCTGAAATGTTCCCTAAACTATCTCAACTAATGGCTATAGCGAACAAAGAGTTCCTGTCAGATAACGTACCAAAGGCGCTACTCAAACGCGCTGACGTAATACAAAGACGATGGGCAGGAGCAACCAGCAAAGAAGCACTGGCGGCAGGAACGGTTCAATACAGCACAATCATTGGTAGCGTACCTAAAAGAAAGCTAATGAGGCGCGATTATCACAATAGGAGCAGTGTTCACGCTGTTAAATCAGCTCAGACGTTCATTAAAGCAATGCTTATGGCTTCTACAGAGATTGATAGCGCAATGCACCAGTTATTGCCGGAACACCGTAAGGCGCATAAAGAGGCTGTTTCAGGAGTAGATGACGAATGGATGTTTGGAGAGCTTTTTACGAGCAGTATTAGCAATTTTAATATATCTGCGCCATTCCATAGAGATCGGGCTAATATAAAGCAAACTTTAAACGCGATATACACTCACAGGCATAACTCAGAAGGGGGCTGTTTATACGTCCCTGATTATGATGCTTGTTTCAGCATGCCTAGCGGTAGCCTTTTGTTCTATCCTGCTTGGAGAAACGTGCATGCAGTAACGCCAATAAAGCCAATACATAAGGGTGGCTATCGTAATAGTTTAGTGTTCTACGCAATCGGAGCGTTTTTATCGTGAAAAAAGGAAATCAAGGCGAGGGCGGTGGACGTCCTGAAAAGACATTAAGGGCTGATGAAGTAATACAGCTAGAGGCGCTATCTGCGTATCTTACTAAAAGCCAAATAGCTGATTATTTCTCTATATCTGAAAATACTCTAAGAGCTATCGAAGAGCGTCAACCGGAAGTTTTTGAGGCTTATAAAAGGGGGAGGGTTCGAGCATTCGCAGGAATGGGTCAAAACCTAATACAATTAGCTAAAGCCGGTAACGTATCAGCGAATATATTTTACTTAAAGACGCAAGCAGGATGGAAAGAAGAAGCTCCTGAAGTGCAAGATATTCCCGCAATTAACATAGTGATTGACAGCAATGCAATTAACGCTACCGCAGAGTAAGATATTTATATCTTCGTCACGATTCCGAGTATGTGTCGCAGGTAGGCGATTCGGTAAGACGTTCCTTTCTACAGGAGAGATATTAAAGGCCGCAATAGGTGCTAAGAATAGGAATTGTTGGTATGTTGCGCCCACGTATGGGGCGGCTAAAGAAATAGCATGGGATATGTTAATTCATACTATCCCTCAAGAATACATAGCAAAGACTAACGAAAGCACGCTTACTCTAAGGCTGATTAACGGCTCAGTCATATCGCTTAAAGGAGCAGAGAAGCCAAATAACCTTAGAGGAAGAGCGTTAGATTTTGTTGTGTTAGATGAGTTTGCTGACATGAAACCGGAAGCATGGTATGAGGTAATCAGGCCAAGTTTGAGTGACCGTCAGGGTTCAGCTGTCTTCATTGGTACGCCTAAAGGAAGGAATCACTTCTATGACCTGTGGGCTAAAGGCATGGATGGAGCAGACGATTGGGAAAGTTTTCAGTACACAACGCTTGAGGGGGGTAACGTACCTCACTCTGAAATAGAGGCCGCTAGATCAGACCTTGATGACCGCACGTTTAACCAAGAATATTGCGCGGAGTTCGTAACCTACTCAGGGTTAATCTATTATGGGTTCAGTAGAGATGAGTCTGTATTGGATATGCCTGATGTTAATGGTACACTCCACATTGGTATGGATTTTAACCTTGATCCCATGTCTGCCGTTATCTGCCTACGTAAAGGCGAGAAGCTGTATGCCGTTGACGAGATAGTCATGTATGGATCGAACACAGATGAGATGGTTGAAGAGATAAAGACTAGATACCCTAATCGTCCTATTATTATTTATCCAGACCCTGCATCACGGCAACGCAAAACAAGTGCCGGTGGTCGAACAGATTTGTCGATCCTACAGAACGCGGGTTTCATGGTGAAAGCCAAGAACACTCATGCTCTGGTTAGAGATAGAATAAACGCAGTGAACAGCCGGTTGCTGTCAGGTAGTAAGCAACGACATTTGTTTGTTAGCCCTAAGTGTAAGCATACGATTAAGAGCTTAGAGAGGCAAACATATAAAGAGGGTACAAGCGTACCTAATAAAGATGGTTTTGACCATATGAATGACGCGCTTGGCTATTTAGTAGAATACCTATTCCCTGTGAAAACTGAATACGACACACCACAACCAATCAGGTGGACTTGATGGACTTTGACGCAGAGCTAACGCACCCGCAATATGACAAACATTTAACCCGATGGGAGTTCTATTTGCGCTCATATATGGGTGGACAAGATTACATCGACGGTCGATATTTAACCCGTTATATAAAAGAATCCGATGAAGATTATGACAGAAGGCTTGAGCTTACACCTTTAGATAATCACTGTAAAAACATCGTACACATATACAGCAGTTTCTTATGGCGCGTACCACCTACTAGAGTGTTTAACTCTTTGACAGATAACGTAGCCCTTGAACCTTTCTTAAATGACTGCGACCTTGACGGAAGAAGTTTTAATGCGTTTATGCGTGAGGCTCAAGTTTGGTCTAGCGTATATGGTCACGTATGGTTAATGATGGATAAGCCTAAATCGAATGCCGGAACTAAGGCTGAAGAAATGGCTCAAGAAATCAGACCGTACATGACGATGTTCACACCAGAGAATGTTGCTGATTGGCGGTATGAGCGCACCCCAAGCGGTCGATTTGAGCTTGCATACCTTAAGGTTATAGAATCTGTTATCGAGCTTGACGATATGGAGGAAGAGGTATATTACAGGGTATGGGATAAAGAATTTATCTCTTTGTGGCAAGTGTCTGACGGTAAATCTACGCTACTTGAGCAAGAGATTAATCCGTTAGGAGCAATTCCTGCGGTTTTCCTTCCGGCTAATAGGTCGGTCGAAAGGGGGGTAGGTATAAGCGATTTATCTGATGCGGCTTATATGCAAAAAGCTGTCTATCAGGAGCTATCTGAAATTGAACAGTTGATAAGAATATCTAACCATCCTACGTTAGTTAAGACTCACGCAACAGACGCAAGCGCGGGAGCCGGTTCAGTCATTAATATGCCTGATGATATGGATGCTTCATTAAAGCCGTTTCAGATGCAACCAAGTGGCGCTAATCTTGACGCTGTACGCAACGCTATTACCGATAAAGTTGAATCGATTAACCGTATGAGTCACATGGGAGCAGTACGCGGCACTCAGGCTATTACTCAATCGGGCGTAGCCATGCAGACAGAATTTCAAATGCTGAACGCTAAACTGTCAGAGAAAGCAGATATCCTTGAGCTTACAGAAGAGCAACTTTGGGGTTTATTCTGCGAGTGGCAAGAAATAACGCCAGACGTTGAAGTGTTTTATCCTGATGCGTTTGATCTAAGGGATTACGATAAAGAGCTTACTTTCTTACAGCAATTAAGGTCTAGTGGGGTGCAATCCATCACGTTAGCGCAAGAGATTGATAAGAAGATAAGCGATCTAATCCTCGATGACGAATTGCTTGCTAAGGCGCACTTGGAAATAGAGGCTACGACACAAACCCTTGGTCAGTTTGATGATGAAGCAGACGCTGACGAAGAAACAGTTGAAGTCTAATGGCGGCTGACATAGATCAGCTAAAGAAGCTTGTTGCTCTTGCAGAGACACATCAGGCAAAACTGGCGAAAGCTCTAATTGAGCTTGAAAAGAACATTGCAACCATCATGGCGTCTGCTCCCCTGAAGGATGGTAGGCTGTTTGATTTGCAGTGGGCTATACAGGCTAGGGTAGTTTTAAGGCAAGCGATTGAAAAAGATTATCTTGTAGCTATTGATAAGATTATTCGTGAATACAAAGGTGTGGCGGCTAACGCTTTAAGCATGTTGAGCCAATACACTGAGTTTGCTAAATTAGACCCTGCTGTAATCAGGCAGTTGCAGAGCTTGAGCTTTAAAGGTTTTGAAGATATTGGTCAGCAATACTTAGATGTAATATCTAAAGAGGTATACAACAACACGCTGACAGGCGTTTCTTTTGCTGAAAGCGTTGCTGTGATTAAAGCTACTATCGACACTGGACTGAAGAAATACGCTAGTCAAGGGTTGCATGACTCCTTAATGCAGTTCGACGCTACAATTAATACAAAAATGGCGATTGATGCAGGGGCAAAGACGTTCAAGTATCAAGGACCAGATGATTCAGCGACAAGGCCGTTCTGCGAAAAGCACGTAGGAAAGGTTTATACTAAAGAAGAGATTGAAGAAATATGGAACAGCGATACGTGGGCGGGAAAGATCAGCGGTAATCCGTTCGTTGTAAGGGGCGGTTATAATTGCCGTCATAGGTTTAGAGGTCAATTTTAAGAGGAAGCATCATGCCAAAAGGTATCGGATACGGTAAAAAGAAGAAAAAGAAGAAAAAGTCTAAGAAGTAAGCAATTATGATACACTGACAATTAACTAACTACTCTTTATGAGGCACGCGACATGAGCGAAGAAACCATGGGAACAGAAGCTGAGACTGAAACAGCGGCAATACAAACACAGGAAAAGACGTTTTCACAAGACGAATTAGACAGAATCGTTGCTGATAGAATAGCAAGAGAACAGCGCAAGTTTGAAAAAAAGGTAGCCGGTATCGATTTAGATGACGCCAGAGACCTAATTGAAAAGCGAGAAGCGGCTGAAATCGAGCGTCAGAAAGAGCGAGGCGAGTTTGATAGCATCTTAAAGAAGACTGTCGAAAAGAAGGATTTGGAAATACAAGCGTACAAAGGCAAGCTACAGCAAACCCTAGTTGATGGGGCTTTAGTAAATGCGGCAAGCCAAAACAACGCAGTCAATCCAGATCAAGTGTCAATGTTGCTAAAATCTTTCACTAGGCTGTCTGATGACGGTACAGTTGAAGTGCTTGATGGTAGTGGTTCACCTCGATACAATGATAAAGGTGATCTGTTTTCTGTCAACGAGATGGTAACTGAGTTTTTAACAGGGAATCCGCATCATGTTCGCGCCTCACAAGGCGGGTCTGGATCGCAGGGTAAAACTGGTGGCATTAACGATGTGTCGGGTAAAACCAAAAGTCGTGCAGAATTTGAACAACTTAACCCACTAAAGCGTTCTGAATTTATCAGAGGCGGTGGCACAATCACATAATTTTAAGGATTATATAAAATGGCTAACAACATCGCGCAATTAATGCCCGACATTTATGAAGCACTAGATATAGTTTCACGCGAACTTACTGGAATGATTCCGGCTGTAACAATGAACAGCTCCGCAGAGCGCGCAGGTCTAAACCAAAAGATCCGCGTTGACGTTGAACCCGCAGGAAACGTGTCTGACATTACTCCTGCTATGACAATTCCAAACCCTACTGACCAGACTTCAGGGTCAACCGATATTGTAATCACTAAATCTCGTGCGGCTGAGTTTGGATTTATTGGTGACGAGCAGAAGATTCTTGACACTGGCATCGGATACGGAAACGTAAGAGCAAACAAGATCGCTCAAGCTATTCGTTCTGTAACCAATGAAGTAGAAATCGATCTGTGTGCCTTGCAAGCGTCTTTCTCTCGTGCGGCAGGTGCTTCTGGTACAACTCCGTTTGGAACAGCGGGAAACTATACTGACGCTTCTAACGCGCTGAAGATTCTTAAAGATAACGGTGCTCCTTTAACTGACAACCAACTTGTCATTAATACTACAGCGGGCGTTAATCTTCTTGGCTTACAAGCTAATGTTGATGCGGCAGGTAGTGCTTCAATCTTGCGTCAAGGTGTATTGTTAGATATTAACGGAATGCCTATTCGTGAATCAGCTCAGATTGTTGACCAAGCGGCTCAAGCTCAAACCGGCTGTACAGTTACAGGCGCAGAAGCTATTGGCTCAACTTCTATCGGTGTTACTGTCGCAGGTGGTGGAGCTTTCTCTGCTGATGCAGGTGATATCCTTACTTTCGCAGATGATTCTCGTAAGTATGTTGTAGCTACAGCCGTTGATATTGCGGGAGGAGCAACTGGAACAGTAGTTATTGCGGCTCCAGGATTGCAACAAGCTCAAAGTGCTACTAAAGCTATAGCGGGAGATGCCGCAGGTTCTAGAAACATGGCGTTTAATCGCTCTGCTCTAGTGTTGGCGGCTCGTGCTCCTGCGCGTCCGTCTGAAGGCGATATGGCTGAAGATGTGATCGTTATTACTGATCCGCGTTCTGGTCTAAGCATGGAATTTGCCATGTATAAAGGCTATCGCAAAGTGCGTTATGAAGTTGGTCTAGCTTGGGGTGTTAAAAACATCAAGCCAGAGCATACAGCCCTTTTACTTGGGTAATTGAAACTAGCCTCATCCTTTCGGGGGTGGGGCTTTTTAATTGAGGTTAATATGGCATTTTCGTCTGACGCTGATTTAGTAAAATTAGTCCCTGACATATTACAGTTAGGTATTACTTCATTTAGTAATGAGCACCCAAAAGCACAGGCTGATATTGAACGCGATTTGCGGATTAAGTGGTGGCCTCGAAAGCGCAGATCCGGTGACACTGAAGAAATGGATAACAACAAGCTTACGGATGCGCAATTTACACAAGCGGCATCTTTCCTTGTTTTATGGATGTATGTTTTACCAAAGCTAACTAATTGGGTCGATAATGACCGATTTTTAGAAATGATTGATTTTTATAAGGCTAGATATGGCGAAGAAATGGAAGCTGTATATGGCGATGGTATTGAATATGATCTGGACGGTGATGGAACGGTCACGGATTTAGAGAAAGAGTTTATTGGCGTTAATAGGTTAAACCGATAATGTTAATTAAAATGACTACAAATTTCGATTCTATTGCGAAGATTGTAGGAAAGAGAGGAAAACAGCTAAAGGCAAGTACCAAGCTCGCTCTCTTAAGAACCGGATTAGCCGGTGTAAATATGATAGAAGATAGGACGGCAAAGGGTCGTAGCTTCAAAGGCTCTATGTTTAAAAAGTATAACGCGCAATATGCCGCGTTTAGATCGTCTAGAGGTAGAGGAACAAAGCCAAACCTTGAGTTTACAGGGCGAATGTTAGGCAGTATGAGCGTTGTATCTAACCACAAAGAAGCGGAAATTTTCTTTACAAGAGGAACAGAGGCAAAAAAGGCCGCAATGAACAATGAAAAAAGGCCGTTCTTTGGGTTTAGTAGAAATGAAAGAAAGAAATTAGTATCAGTTTTTGAAAGGAATTTGAAATGAGTGTTAGAGAAAGCATTGCAAACAACATCGTTTCGACGCTTCAGCAGATAACTTCTCCTGTCGCGATAAAGTATGTTACAAGAGAACCTTTCGATTTTAACAAGCTATCAAACGCTCAATATCCTGCTATTCTAGTAAGAAGCGCAGACGAAACAAGAGAAGACAGTTCGATCGGTGGAGCATTAACTCAGAGAATGGGCACGATCAATTATGAGCTAATTTGTTTTGTTAAAGGCGCGTTAATAGATCAAGCAAGAAACAACATTATTGAAGCTATTGAAGAGGGGCTTGACGTTGACAGAGGTAGGGGTAATTCAGCCCTTGATACTCAGGTTGTCGGTGTTGAGATTGACGAAGGTTCTATTGACCCCATTGGTGGGGTTATTATTACAGTTCGCGTTGTGTATCAATATACTCGCGGAACAACTTAACTTAAACATAAGGTAGATAAATCATGGCGACTAAAACAGGCGCATCAGGTGTAGTAAAAATGCAAGTATCGGGTACGACAGTCGCGGTGGTTGGCGCAGTTCGTTCATTTACTTTTGAAGGTTCAGCAGACACTATTGAAGACTCTGTAATGGGTACGGTTGTTCGTACTTACAAGCAAGGCTTAAAAACTAACACTGTATCACTAGATGTATACTGGGATGAGGCTGATGCACAGCAACTAATCCTAGATGAAGGTACGGATATTGATTTCGAAGTATATCCAACTGGTGCCGGATCTGGCGAGACATTCTTTACTGGTGGCGGTATAGTAACAAGCAGATCAATCACTGGCGCGTTTGACGGTATGGTAGAAGCTAGTTTTACTATCCAGTGTTCCGGAGCCGTTGTCGAAGCTCAAGTATAATAAAGGGGAATTAAACCATGGGATTAGCTAAAGAGTTAAGAAACAGAAGAACAGTAGAGTCTAGAGAAGTTTTAGTCCCTGCGTGGGGTGATGAAACTGGAGCGTTTAAGATGTATTGTAGAAGCATTACTTGCTACGATTTAGACGTATTACAGAAGAAGCACCCTAATTTTTTGCAAAACACCACTATTGGTGCAATGGTTGATTTGATTGTAATGAAAGCAATCGACGAGAATGATCAGAAGTTATTTAATTCTGGTGAAGATCGTATGGATTTGATGGGCGAAGAAACAAACGTCATATCAGAGATTGCTAATCAAATGTTCAGTGACATTGAATCGGTGGAGGCACACGAAAAAAACTAAAAAGCGATCACTCAAGGATGACAATGTTGTCTTTGGCTGATCGCTTGCACATGAGCATAGAAGAGGCAGAGCAAACGCCTATCACTCACTTAAACGAGTGGGTTGCCTATCATAAATTATCTGGTAAAAGTGAATGATGAAACCTATTGTAATAGCAATCGCGGGACTAGATAATACTGAGGCAATGTTTGCTAAAGTAAAAGCCAATTTTGCTAAAGTCACTAAAGCCGTTGACAAGCTAAAAAACCGATTCCCTAATTTATCAGCCGCCGCATCTAAAGCGTTTAATGGTTTAAAAACCGCTATCTCTGGTTTGGCAAAAATGGCGGCAGGGTTTGCCCTTGCTTTTGGTGCGGCATTCCTTGCTATAACCATTAAAACGATGAAATCAATCGATTCGCTTGGAAAAATGGCATCGAAGATTGGTACAACCGCAGGGTCACTCTCTAAGCTTCAGTTTGCCGCAGAGCAAACAGGCGTATCTGCTGAGACGATGGGTATGGCAATGCAACGCTTTACTCGTAGGGCGGCAGAGGCGGCTAGAGGGACAGGCGAAGCTAAAGGCGCGTTAAAAGAGCTGAATATAAATGCCAAAGAACTGCTTAAAATGCCTTTGGAAGATCAGGTGCTTGCTTTATCTAAAGCGTTTGAAAGCGTAGAAACCCCTGCTGATAAAGTTCGACTTGCAATGAAGCTGTTCGACTCTGAAGGTGTTGCCCTTGTAAATACGTTGGGTGCAGGGTCGGAAGGTTTGAAAGCAATGTTTAAAGACGCAGAAATGCTTGGTCTTGTGCTTTCTGAGGACGCTGTAAACGGTGTAGAAGCGGCTAATGATTCAATGAATCGCTTAAAGAAGTTGTTTGTTGGGTTTAGCCGTCAAGCCGTTGCCGCATTCGCTCCCGCAATAGATCAAATTTCTCAATCATTAGTTGATTTAGGATTAAAAGCGGCTGACGGTGATGTGCAAAACATTGGCGAAGTTATTGCAAAATCTATTGTTGGCGGTCTGGTTTCTGTTCTTCAAGTTATACAGCAGATGATGAATGCGTTTGGTGAAATGGCACATGAAATTAGGCAAATATACAGAAACTTTTTTCCAACAGATGAAATGGAGGCTGATAAAAAAGCCTTAAACGATTTGTTTAGAACACCGATCGAAGACATTAATCTATTTTCAGATGATCAAGCCGCACAATTTGAAGCTGAAATCGCGGCACTACAAAACAAGATTGCAGGTACAGAAGGAAAGTTTATACCTTTCGATTTTTCAGCATTAATTGCAGAATTGTTAAAAGTAAAAGACACTATTGGTGTAGTCGGTGACGCAGTTAAACCAGTAATCGATGAAATTACTTCATTAGGCGAAAGAAATTGGTTTGATAAATTAACATCTAGCGCATTAGATTTTAAAGATAAAGTTGGCGATGCTTTTGGAAAAGTAAAAGACAATGTTTTTGATTTTGACAAGTCAATGGAAGGTTTGGTCACAGGCTCGATTGATGCGATGACTCAAGGGTTTACTGACATGATTACCGGAGCAAAAAGTTTCGGTACAGCAATGAAAGATATGGCTAAAACTGTCGTTGACGCTTTGCTTAAAATGTTTATTCAATACATGATTGTTCAGCCTTTATTCGACATGATGTTTCCTGGCGCTAGACCTGTAAGTACTCCGGCTCTTCCAAAGGCATTAGGTGGCCCAGTGCAAAACAGTCAACCTTATCTTGTAGGAGAGCGTGGTCCTGAGTTGTTCGTACCTAACGCGGGTGGCAACATCATCCCCAACAATAAGATGGGTGGCGGTGGTGGTGGCGGTGTAACTGTTAATCAAACTATTAACGTAACGACAGGCATACAATCCACTGTAAGGGCTGAGATAGTTCAGCTAATGCCTCAGATAGCTAATGCCGCTAAAGGTGCTGTTGCTGATGCACGATTGCGCGGTGGTAATTTCTCTAAAGCAATGGGAGGCGCATAATGCCTTTAGCTTTTCCAAATGTTGGAATACAGAATATGTCTATGCGGCTTAAAAGAGTCGTGGCTGTAGTAGAATCTCCTTTTACTTTAGACACTCAGGTATACGCTCATCAAGGGGCGAGGTGGGAAGCTGAAGTTAGTCTGCCGCCATTGAGTCCTGCTGAGTCACGATCTGTACAAGGTTTTATAGTCGGTTTGAAGGGGCGCGAAGGCACGTTTACATTCGGCAACCCGATAGAGACAAGTACGCTTTCTAATAACACCGTAAGTAGTGCGGCTATTAGGTCAGAATCATTTACGTTAGGTTCAGGCACAGCGGCAGTAGCGGCAGGAACATATTTTGAGTTAAATAGTTATTTGTATTGCGTTACATCAGACAAGGCCGCAGGTGCAACCACACTAAATTTTCAACCCCCATTGCGATCAGCAGTGACCTCATCTAGAGCAGTTAAATACAATCTTCCAAAAAGCATTTGGCGAATGTCATCTAATGACGTAGGTTGGTCAATTAATGAAGCTAGTATTTATGGGTTTTCTTTTTCTTGCGAGGAAGCGTTATGAGTAGAACTTTAAGCACTGCCATGCGGAACGAAACCTTAGCGGCAGTTGTTCGCCCCGCCTATTTTGTTCGCATGACATTCGACGTTAATATTACAGCGGGTAATTTTATAATAGGACACTTTTACCGAATATCTAGTATTGGCGGTACTAATTTTACAGCTATTGGAGCAAGTGCAAACACAGTTGGGGTAGATTTTACGGCAACAGGCACAGGTGCTAATAATGGAAATGGCACTGCTAGTGAAAGCCCAAGCGAGTTAAACATTTGGAACGGTATCGGTGATCTTGCTTTTGGAGGTAACACATACACAGGCACAGGCGACCTCTTATCAATAAGCGCAATAACAGAAACTTCAGACATTCAAGCGACAGGTATTGATGTAAATTTAACAGGCATTAAATCGTCTTTTATTTCTATTGCTAAAAATCACGAATATCAAGGAAGGCCATTAACTGTTTCACTAGGGGCGTTTAATGCTTCAGGAAGTTTAATTGCTGATCCTGTGATTGTCTTTTCTGGATTTATGGATACAATGACTATTGCAGAAAGCGGCAATCATTCAAGCATTTCAGTATCCGTTGAGAATAAATTGGTATCTTTTGAAAGGGCAAGAGTGAGGCGTTACACTGCAGAAGATCAAAAAATAGATCATGCAACCGACAAAGGTTTTGAGTTTGTTACAGCTATCGTTCAAAAAGAAATAATATGGGGACGCCCTACTCCTGCAACTGGTGGTAGCAGTGGTAGTTCGGGTGATAATGGAGGCGCTCCAAGATACGATTATTAAGGGGAATATATGAAAATCGCGCATGAATGTTTGGCGTCAGTAAAAGAAGATATAAAACCATTAATTGAAAAGCACTGGGAAATGGTTGCTTTAAATCAGGGAAAAATCAAACTAAATCCAAACTGGGAAGAATACGCAAGACTCGATGCGGCAGGAATTTTAAGAGTATTTACTGCAAGAGCAGAAGGTCATTTAGTTGGCTATTGCGTTCTTGTTGTCAGCCGCAGTATTCACTATCAAGATCATATCTTTGCAAACAATGATGTTACTTTTGTGCTACCTGAATACAGGGAAGGCGCTACAGGTTATTATCTGCTAAAATTTGCAGAAGATTACTGTCAAGAAAATGACATATCTTTGATGAACATTAACACTAAAGTACATATACCTTTTGACAACTTATTATTAGGCATGGGATTCGATCTTATAGAAAGGATTTATTCCAAATGCTTTAAGGATTAAAAAATGGCAATTACGTTAATAGCAGGGTTGGCGGCCGCAGGTTCAGCTTGGGCGGCCGCAGGATTCGCGTTAAGTTTAGGCGCGGCATTTGGAGCGTTTGCTATTGGCGCAGGTTTATCTTTAGTGTCTCGCGCATTAATGCCGAAGCCTGATCTGGGCGCTCAAATGGGCGGTCAATCTGTAATGACTAGAGAAGCGGCTAGTTCTCGTAAGATTGTTTATGGTCGTGCGCGTATAGGCGGCAATGTTGTTTACCTAGAATCAACTGGTTCTGATAATAAATATCTTTATCTAGTCATGGCGGTTGCAGGACATGAAATCGATGCCTATGAGGAAGTTTGGTTTAACGACAAAAAAGTATGGGATGGTGGCGTTTATCAATCTGGATGGGCAACTGCAGGAAACTCAAGCACTTCACCTTATGTAGATATACAGTTTTATAAAGGCGATCAAACTGCCGCAGACAGTGGATTGGTTGCCGCATCTAACAAGTGGACAACCGATCACAAGCTACTTGATACAGCCTATATGGTTATTAGGCTGACGCATGACGTTGACCAATTCGCTCAAGGTCTTCCAAATATATCTACTCTTATTCGCGGTAAAAAGGTTCTGAACCCCGATGGGGGCGCTGTTGCATGGTCGCAAAACCCTGCTCTTTGTATTTACGATTATTTGCGAGATACTAAATATGGTCTAGGCGAAGAAGTTGCTAACATTTTAACGGCTTCTGTAAATACCGCAAAAGCAGTTTGTGATGAAAGCGTGCCTATTTCAGGCGGCAATCAACCTAGATATACTATAGATGGAGTAGTTAATTCGGCTAACTCTATAAAATCCAATATAGAATTAATGATTGGCTCAATGGCGGGGCGGTTAGTTTATTCTGGAGGCAAGTTTGAAGTTCATGCGGGTGAATATGTTGCTCCTGCATATACTGTCGATGAATCTCAAATTATTGGCGAGATTACCGTTCAGACTAAACAGTCCAGACGGAACGCTTATAATGGCGTGAAAGGGGTTTTTCTTTCAGAAGAGGATAACTACATTCTCGCAGACTACCCTGCCCAAATATCATCTAGCTTTGCTTTACAAGATGGAGACCCAATATATCTTGATATGGCGCTACCGTTTACTACAAACAATATACGCGCTCAGAGGCTTGCTAAACTCGCTCTGTTCCGTTCTAGGCAACAAGAAGCCATAACCATACCATGCAACCTAAGTGCGCTTAGATTTAAGATAGGCGACAATATCAACGTCACCAATACAAGACTTGGTTATAATCAAAAAATCTTTGAAGTCGTTGGTTATTCAATGGACTTCCGTTCAGACGGTCAAATTTTAGTCAATGTTGATGCAATAGAAACAGCCGCGTCTATCTGGGCTTGGCAAGCATCTGATCAAGAAGTGTTTTTAGGCGCGGGAGAAGTCGCTTTATATACTGGAACGGTAGCTACACCACCTGCGACAGTTGCAGTTTCTGGCGATACATTTATTGCCTCTGACGGCACAACTAGTTCGTTTTTTAACGTAACTTGGCCTACCTCTGTTGACGCTTTTGTTGATAGATATGTTGTTGAATGGGCTGTAACTGAAGCCGCAGGTTCGCTTGTAGTTGGTAAAAGCTATGAGATTCTAACAAAAGGTAATACTGCTTGGACAGGTATTGGCGCATCGTCAAACACTAATGGCGTTATATTTATAGCAACTGGTGTTGGAGCAGGAACAGGCATAGCAGTAAGAAGCGATAACTATTCATCGCAAGAAACAAGATTATCACCATTTATAATTACTAATGTTGAAAGTTTAAAAGTTTATTATGTAAAAGTTAAGGCAATTAATGAGCTTGGCGTTTCAAGCGTATATAAAGCCGCACAACAAACAGCCGCGATTGATACAACGCCTCCTAGTGTTCCCACTAATCCTTTAGCGAAAGGCGAATACCGACAGATTACGGTGTCATGGACTCCACCAACACAAACAGATTTGCTAGGTGTTGAGGTATTTAGATCTCCCACCGGACTAGTTAATAGCTTTTTCTATGTAGGTAGTGGCGACACTTCATTTATTGACACTGATTTAGATACTCCTAGAGAGTATTTTTACAGAATAAGATCGTATGATCGGACGTTTAATAAATCAGATTACGCGGCTATTGTTAGCGCAACATCTAAAAACGTCAATATTACAGCGCCCGATAATCCTAACGTAACCATATACGATGGTGAGTCTGGGTTAGCTCCCTCAATCACAAGTGCTAGAGCAACGGTTGATACAAACACAAGTACGTTTTATCTAAAGCAAGATTACAAAGAATCGTTAAAGCTCCACCTGTCTTATCCAGTAGGGGCATTAACATCTGGTTCTGTATCAGGTCAGACTAATGCCATTAACTCAACAATGGCAGCTTTTAAATTCCAAGTCTTTTATGCACCGACGAGCAACGCATCTAACTTTACACAACTAGGCGCAGATATAATTTCTGTTAGAAGAACAACGACAGGCCAATTAATTAGCAATTACTTTGTTAAAACAACTGATTTAGGCAGTGGAAACTTTAGGGCTGATTTACAGACTCAATCTCAAGTGCAAGGCTTGTTTAACAGTTTGGATGGTTCTAGTTTAGGCATTATTGATGATAACTATAACCTAAGAGAAACCCTAGTCGCTTATGATTTCCCTGCCGGTGAATACGTTTTTAAGGTTGTTGTTACAGTCACTAATGGTTCGGCATCAAGCTACCCATCAACCGGTAGTCCAGCGGCTACCTTAAAAAGATCGGTTGATGCTGTTGGCTATGAGCAATTCAAAAAAACTGGGTTTACCTTTGCCTTAAAGCCGTTGTATCAGCCAATAACCATTTTTAGAGAAGCAGGAAGCAATGAAATAGTCAGGCTGAGTGAGGGCGCAGACACTCTTGAGCTTTCGGCAATTAACAGCAGTGGCGTTCCTGTTCAAGCGTTTATTGGTGGAGGCGGTTCATCTGCAACATCTTGGGGTGCAAGAATACAGTTTGATGATGATTTAGATACATATACCAACGGTGGTATTGGTCAATATCAGATAGGCATAAACAAATCAGGAAGTCATTTATCTTTAGGCACAGCACCTAGTGGCGGTGGATACCCAAGAGGATTAAATCCAAGTCTTTCAGAGTTAAGAATATCTAGTGGTAGAACCGATATTAAAGGCTCGTTGTATCTGAATGGCGTAGCCGTAGGCACTGGCTCGGGAAGCATCTCTAATGTAATAGCAGGGACTAATCTAAACGGTGGAGGCACTAGCGGAGCAGTAACTCTAAACCTTGATAGCACTATTTCGGGCGAACATACGTTTAGCAGTAATTTAATTATTGGCGGCAACCTTACTGTAAACGGCACAACCACAACCGTTGATACTGATAATCTAAACGTCAAAGATAAGAACATTACGTTAAATTATTCTACTGGTAATTCATCATCTACTGCTAACGGTGCAGGAATAACCATTCAGGACGCGGTTGATGCTTCAAATAACGCTACTATTTTATGGAACACCACTGGCGATAAGTTTGATTTCAGCCACAAAGTAAATGCGCCTAGCCTTAATGTAGGTGGAAACATTGCCGTAACTGGAACCGTAGATGGGGTAGATATAGCCTCAAGAAATTCAGTCTTAACGACTACAACCAACACAGCTAATGCCGCATTGCCTAAATCGGGTGGAACGATGACAGGTAACCTTGATGTAGGTGGAGCTATAGAATTTAACTCTTTATCTGGAACTGGCTCAATATCTATTACTGACATACTAGACCAAGATAATATGTCTAGTAACAGCGCGACAGCACTGGCAACTCAGCAATCAATTAAAGCCTATGTTCTTGCAAACATAAATACAGGCTCATTTTTGCCTCTTAGTGGTGGGTCGCTTACAGGCACTCTTTCCAGTAATAGCAATATTGAAACTACCCTTGATATGAAAGCTAGGATACTTTATAGCAAGGTAACTAATAACAGTTATCTTGATCTTAATTCATCTAACAATGTCGGTCTAAACGCATCTGGCGCTGTTAATCTTACGGTTGGCGGTGCAACAAAGTTTCAAGCTAGGTCTACTGGTGCGCTTGTCTACGCAGGTAGTTTGATGATGGGTAGCAACGCTACTGTAGTTATTGATGCTAGTAGGAACCTAACCAACATCGGCACTATCTCTAGCGGTGCTATTACTTCATCAGGTGGAGTATCTGGAACAACTGCAACATTTACTAACTCTGTAACATTAAGCGGTTCAGGCATTGTTAATATCACCAAAGGTTTAGGCTTATATGTTTCAGCTAATTTAAGTGTTAGTGGACTCATTTTTAAGAATGGAGGTGGTGATGTTGAGGTATCAGGTAATCTAAGAATCAACTCTGGTGGTTTGAAAATAGGAACCACCACAGTAATAGATGCTAGTAGAAACCTGACCAACATCGGCACAATAGCCATTGGAACGGCTAGCCCTCAAAATTCAGCTAAAGTAGACATATTTAGCTCAGTGACAAGTGGACATTTTAATGGTCTACAGATTAGGAGACCTAACTCTTCTGGAATTACTTCCGCTATGCAGTTCACTTTGGCTAACAACATAATGGTTGGGAAAATACAACATGATTATGTAGCGAGCAATCACAATGATATGTCTTTCCATCTTAGGCTGTCAGGCGGTGGCAACCAAGAAGTTATGCGATTTTACGCAGGGCCAATTAATGGGACGCGAGTCGGTATAGGCACAACACAACCAGAAGAAAAGCTAACCGTAAGCGGAAACATTAGGGCGTCTGGGTCTTATTTAGTTGGCGGCACCACAGTAATAAATGCTAGTAGAGCCTTAACCAACATCGCTTCATACAACGGTTACCTTCCTACAGCATCATCTTCATCAACTAACAGTGTAGTAAGTCTGGACAGCCGATCAGTAAATAGTAGCCCCTCTGCAAGAAACAGTGGCTTGTATGTGGATTTTAAGAATCAATCTACTATTGGCTTAACTGGAAGTGGAACTTATGCTGGGGTATTAACCTTTAGAGCGTATGGTGGCGGTACGGATTTGTCAGGTGGCTATCCAATACAAATAGCTTACGATCACGCAGGTTCATTGCAAACAAGAATTGGTTCAAGCGCGACAGCGTGGAATGCTTGGAAAGCCATCCATGTAGCAGGAAATAATTTAACGGCAGGCACTATCTCTAGTGGTGCTATTACAAGTACAGGGATTATAAAATCAGATAATTCCAATGGGCTTGGTTCTTTACAGCTTAATTCTAACGGAAACAAAGCCATTGTTGGTTTAGAGCCGTCTGTAGGTGGAGGCTCTGTTAATGATTTAAGTATTTACTCACGTTCGGGAGCTGTGCGATTTTGGGCGAGTGGCGTTCAGAAAATGACATTGACTTCATCGGGTTTAAATTTAGTTAATGGTCTTCTTATTGGCGGCACTACAGTAATATCCGCTAGTAGAAATATAACTATGGGGTCTAGTTTAACTGTCGCGGCTGATGGTGGTAGTAACTACACATCAAACCACATTAGATTTATGT